TTCCGTGTCATCTATTGTATAGTATACTTGATATCCAACTAATTTAACTATGGAATTTCCAAAAAATCTCATTCCAATATTCATAGCAGTTCTATTAACGCCCCATCTTACAGAGTTGTTTCCTGTGCTTGGATAAATAAGGCCGGAGTCGTAAGTATGACCTTCATCATATTGCAAATCTGTTCCAAATTCATCTATTTGTTTGGTTCTAGAAGATCTTGAACCTTCATCTCTAACCATTGTCAATGCTATTGACTGTCTTCCTTCACCTATATCTCTATAGTATAATACAATAGAATGAATTGTTTTGTCTACACCCGGAAACCCTAAATCATTAGGAGCCATAGTAATAGTCCAATCTATACTGCTCCCATCATCATCATTCCCTACATTAGCTTTATATACATAACCTTGTGCTTGTGAAGCATGAAAGTCATTTTCATCTCCATTTTGCTCATATGTTGCAATCCAACTTAGCTCATTTTGAACAAAATCTTCAATAGAAATATCACCTGTTAAATAATCATACACTAATATTTTGTCATAACCTGCACTAACATTAGTTTTAGATGGCAATAATGTTCTTATTTGATGATCATCTTCTCTAACAGTACTAATTGCATTTTGCAATCTATTTCTATTAAACAAATTAGAAAAATCAATTTCTGAAGTAACTATTTCAAATTGTCCTGTTTTTCTAATTATAAAAGCACCTTCTTGTGCTATGCCAAAAATAAAATCTGGTCTAGCTATAAAGCTTGATTTAGCTACTGGACTAAATCCTCTGTAAGCTCCTTGCTCTTCATCGGGAACATATTCTATATGTCCAGTTCTAAACTCTAACCTTCCGGGATAAACTCCATCGGATTTCATAATCCAAAGTTTTTCCCAATTGTCTACACCTCCAATAATTGGAGCTGAGCCAATACCTCCTATTTCAAATCTATTAGCATTAAGATAACGATTTATGTCTACATCATATGTTCTTGTATTTATATCTGCCCACAAAATACGTGTAGACTGCAACGTTCCGCTAACAGTAGGAGAAAGTATAACTAAGGTGTTTCTATGCTCTACAACATCTAAGCATTTAGTAAACTGTATAGAATCAGAAGCAAACGTCAATGCTGCAGCATTTGTTGGACTAGTGTAATCTCCATTCCAAGTAAAAGGAATATCTACGCCATTAGTTCCTACAAGAGTATCGTTTATAAAAGCAAAAGAATAGTGATCATTATTAGTTCCCGAAGGAGTTAATGAGCCTGTAATGTCTTTTCTTGTAGTTCCATCATCAGAATAAATTTTATCTGGAGTGCAATATAAAATTTGTTTTCCAGTTAAAAAATTTGATTGATTAAAACCTACTAATGGTTCTGCATTAGGTAGCTGTGCAGTATTGTATTTTTCTTTTCCTTTTCTAGAAGAAGCAAGCTCTTGTTCACTAAAGTTAATATTAGAAACTTCTATACAATTTTCTGGAGACAATTCTTGATTAGGATAGACTAATCTATCTTTTAAACCTCTCATCCTAAAAATAGGAGACTTACGTATTCCTGTTAAATTTGTAGGATTTGGCATATTACTCTACAGCATTAGGTATTTTACGAAAATTTCCACGTTGAACATAAGGATTACTAACATTACGAAACCGTCTTGTTTTTACTCCTCTATGTTGTTTCATTCCCATAAAAGCTCTTTTGCGATCTGTATATTTTTGCAATGCTCTATTTGCTGCAGCTTCTTTACCTTTACCTGCTAGCAATACAGATTGCGGTCCATAGATCAAAAGATCATGAAACATTTCTGGCAATTCGGGCCAGTCTTCTGGATTAATTAAGGGGGGTTTGTGAGCTAAACTTCTTACTACAAAAGTTTGTGTAGCAGCAGGAAAAGGCCAAAATTCCCACCATTGATATGAAGGACTGTCTCCATAATATGGGGGTATAACAGCTAAAACAACCCCTGCTGCATCTTTTATAGTTACGTTACCTGTAAATGTAGTATTATTTCTATTTTTTAGCACTACTCTTCTAATGCCAATAGCATTAACTGAAGCATCAAAAGAGTTTGTAGTGGAACTTGGCGTTGTACCAGTAAAGTCTACAACTTCTCTGGTATCAACGCCTCCTACCATTCCATGAATAACTATTTGATAATTGCCTCCAGTATCAGTATTGTCTGAAGACTCAACCGTTAATGCTCCTGCTTGTGTAGGCTGTTTTTGAACACCGTGCTCGCCTATCCAAAAAGCTTCTTCTGGCGTTCCAGTATTAGATGTTCCCGAATGTCTTCGGTCATATTCATGTGGACCAAATAAATCTAATGGCCTATCGTTGTCATCATCTTCTATATTTAATACATCTGCTACATATAAAGGCATTCCATATTTACTAACACCATTTTCTACGGTAATAGTAAATTCTCTGCGCTCTAAATCTGTATTTGTTTCTGACAACAATTCAAAGTAATGAAGATTTATAGAACGTTTTGCCATGTCTTCAAAATCATCACCATCTTCTTCTGAAGCTAGCAAGTTAAGTTCTTGATAAAGCTCTTCGTATGTCATTAGACCTATTCCTTAAAATTCATTTTTTTAGCTCTTCTACTTCACCGCTTTCAACTAATTCATCAAGAGCCTTTTTTTCTGCTTTCGCTTCTTTCATTTCTTCTTTTGACAATGGTTCTATTATATCATTTTCTGCTTCTTCTAATTCTACCATAGCCTTTAATTGTTCGGGACTATGCGTTTGTAATAATTCTTGCATAACAATTTTTGGATCTGTAATTATATCAGAATTTTTAGCAAGATTTTCTGGGCTATTAATTACTTTTCCGTCACTCTCAAGTCGAGTCATTAGTTTTGTAAAAAATGACTCCATAGAACTAAACATTTCTGCTTGCTCTTGATTTTTCTGACGTTCATATGTTTCTGAAAGTCTTTGTCTTGCTTCTGGCCCATTTGTTAATTTAGCATCAGCAAGACGAAAACCCCATTCAGTATACCTTACAAACTGTTGTCCTGTAGCTTCTTCTTCTAACTCAGCTTGTTGTTCAGTTAGAACTCTCATTGTACGAGCATCAATACAAACAGTCTGTAAAGGTTCTCCTTCAAACGTCATAATAATACCATCGTCAGTAGATATTCCCGAAATGTCATCATCTAAAAGCCTGTCTTCTAATCCTAAAATAGCAACTTTTGGATGAGCCACTAACGTTTCATGCCACTCTTTATGTCGAGTGTCAGTTATCATATCTGACTCTGCTTCATATTTGCGATAAATAATTTTTGATTTATCTGTTTTAGACAAAGGTAATGGTACGCCTTCATCTAAAGAATATTTACCGCTTTTAATTTCATCCTGCAACTTTTCCGTTAATGTATTATCAATAGACAATGCAGCAGTTTTTTTACGTAACATACTATTCTCCTTGAGGGGGTTTTATATAATTATTTTATGGAGCAGAATGCCCACAAATAGCAACAAAACAATCATTAGTTGAGCTAATAATTTTACCTTCAGCAGCTTTTCCTTGTCCTATAGGAATAACTAATCCAGTATAATTAAAATGAAAACCTTTCTTACTTATATCTATTCGACCTTCAAACAAAACATTTGTTCCATCTGTTATTTGTAACAACGAATTTGCGTCAGTATGTCCAGAAAGGCTAGTAACAATCCATTGGCGTGTGCTATCAGCAGCTTGAGTTGCGGTAGCTCCACTATTTGTACCAGCAGCACCTTGACTCCAATATGAGTTTCCAATCATTTTATTTCTCCAATAGTGGAGGGATCACTTGCATAACCCCCTCAAGAAGCCGATCTTCTTGAATCCATATGCAAGATCACCCTCCAATTTATTATACTAACTTTTTTACTTTTGCGTCATCTAAAATTTTACTAATTCGCTTATCATAAGTATGAATTTCTCTTGCATACTCCATACCATTTGCAGCTATACGTTCACGTTCCTCTGGATTTTTTAATGCCCAATTTGCGGCCATATGCAAAGATTCTTTTCCTTCATATCCCAAA